TGGTGGACATAATAAATTTTTAGAACATATATATATATGGATTGAAGTTAGGGCTCCTCGTTATTGGTGGCAAGAAGCCGATACATTCAGATTGTCAAGTAAAAACAGTCAATCAACTATGCATACGATTTTAAAAAATGTATTAAGTGTTGATAATTTTGAATGTTCTGATATTATGCCGAACTTTTAAAAACAAAAGAATTAATCAAATTAAAACGTGCATTGCCTGAAGGTTTTATGCAAAAAAGAATGTGGAATATGAATTATAAAACATTGAGGAATATAATTCTTCAAAGAAAAAATCATCGTTTACCACACTGGCAAACTTTTATAAAAAGTATTGAAGAACAAATTGATTATCCTGAATTATTACCTTTTGAACAATTGTTATAATATGTATGATGAATTAATAAATAAATTTGTTGAAGCTGGTGCCAGTCCAGAATTTGTTGAAAAGATATTTTCAATGAAGAAATATAATAGGGCTGGTTTTCCTGAATACGTCTTTAATAGAATGGATCGTGCAAATCCTGCTGATGTTGATAAGTGGTTGAAATTAAGTGTCAGATATTGCTTGAAATCCCTTCAAAAAAAACAACTTAAGGAAGAAAAAGATAATACTGAACAACTAAAGAAAGATTTTGATTCTTTGAATGAAGCAGATAGAAAACAATATTATCAAAGAATTAGAAAAGTAAATCCTGAAATACCTGATTTTTTAATTAAATTCAGGGCTTTTTTATTATACTGCAATGATATTGAACAAGAACAAAGGAAAGAATCTGTATGAAAAAAGAGCATTTAAAAAAAGCTTCAATTGTCATATTGAAAGCAAGATTTGTGATCTATTGGAAAACAGTGATAATATTGATGAATAATATTGCTTATGATTTAACAGTATTAATTTCAAAGCTATTTGATGTGTTGAAATTGATCCTTTTATTGATGTTTGGTTTCATCACAATTCCGATTATGATATTTTGCTCACCTGTAATTTTACTATTTTATTTGCCATTTGCCACAATATATGAATTGAAAAGATTTAAATATTATTATACAAAAGGATATTTGCCTAAAATGCATCAATTGAAAACAAGAGTTCTTCCAAAAAGAAAAAAGCACCAAAGATATTGCATTGAAAAAGGTTTTATAACTGAATATTTTATTAATAAATTAAAAAGATCTGAAAGGGTCATAATAGCTGATGTGAATGGTTTGCTTGGTCCGGTGGGCCATCATAGAATTCCAAAGATTCATGTTCTTCATTTATTAACCAGGCTGGAATCATTGAATGAAATTGTGAGTGATAATAAAAAATAGAGAGGTTTTTATGTCAAAAACGATTGATTATACCTATTTAACGCCTAATTATGAAGCAATTGCTAGGACCATTAATGAAATACATGGTAGCAATTACACTAATAGGCATATAAAGCATATCCATAAAGGAAAACATGCCAGAACGCAGAATACTATTAAGCTTGAAATAGATAGCATAGCAGGCCCTTACAGACAGTGGTTTGACCGTGATGGAAACAAACAATTCACACAACAATATTAAGAGGTAATTATGAAAAATAAGTCTGTTTTTGCTGTTGCAATGAAAAAGGGGGGTGTTGGTAAAACAACTATTTCATTGAATATTTCTGAAGCTTTGGCATTGTGTGGTTTTAAAGTATTATGCATTGATAATGATGAACAGCACAATTTATCGAATGCTCTTAATGTGAAGATCGACAAGGCTGATATTTCAGATTTATATGATGGAATTATTGAACCTGAAAAATTCATTCATCGTGGAATATATAAAACGAGGGTTGAAAATCTTCAATGTGTTCCCTGTTCTGCAAAAATTGGTACTACTAAATTTAAAAATAGGATGTTGTTGAATGATTTTATTAGCCTAATTGATTATGATTATGTGTTTATTGACTGTGCACCAGGTTCTGGATTAATACAAAATGAAATAGCACTTCTGGTTGCTGATTTCTTCCTATTGCCAACACTTTTAAAACAGTTTTCCTTTACTGGATTAAATGAGATAATTACAATTATAACTAATGGTTTAGGTCGAAATATGGATAATATTGTTATAATTCCAAATGATGTTGATGTTTCATTTCATGGAAAAATCAAAACTAATAAACACAAAGAATTCATTAAAGCATTGAATATGATGTATCCACAGAATGTAACTGATACATTGATTCCGCATGATGAATTGCTGGATGATATGATTACAGAAGGGAAAAGTGTATTTTTAAATCGGTTAAAAAGTTCAAAAGCTGCAAAATATTTTTTGCAATTAATTTTTGAACTTTTTCCTATTAAAGAAGCTGATGTTTATGAAAAAGTAATGGAAAAAAGAGCAGAATATAAATCAGCAAAAGCTAGAGATAATTATTATCGAAATAAACTTTTAACCGATCAGGGGAAATAATGACTAAAAAATTTGATTCAATCAAAAAAGGTAATACACCTGGTTCTCTTTCGGAAAAAATAATACAGACTACAGAAGAATCTGCAAGTGTGAATGTTGCTGATTTTATGACGCATGGTATAAAAAAAAGTTCTATGAATTATTCAATGCCTATATATGAAATTCTTAATCATTTAAAAGTTCATAGTAAGATTAAAGGTATTCATCAATTTGTAAATGAAGCATGTAAGGATAAACTTCTTATAGATTTTCCTGATATATGTGATAAATTTTGGAAAAGTGATATATAATAACTAATTGTTTGAAATAAAACCCTCTCGGGTTTTAATTTTCATTTTTTAAAAGGTTTTAATATGATAGAAAACAAAGGCATGAATCAATTTGCAAAAGAATTTTCCGATATGTGTATGAATAATAAAAGAAAATGATTTCATCAATCTGTCACATTTCAATGAAACAATCAAATTATTGAAAGACAGCTGCGAGATTATTCAAAATATTAAAGAAAAGAAGAATGAAATACAAAATAATTGTGTTCCAAAACCAATTATTAATGCTTATTATCGATTAAAAACAATCATAACGGTTTCAATTATTCATTATAAATCTGAAAAAAAACGTGGTGCTCAATCCGTTAAGATTGCCGATGTAATAAAAGATTATGAAACGCTCGAAAAATATTGTAATATTGAGTTTACTCTAAAAAGTCATTTTTAGAGAAAGTAAGCCAACTTGACAAATGGTATTTTAGGTTAAAGTTCTTTGAGGTTTTGGCATAGAAAATTTTACGCACATCCGGAAAAATGCTATAACTCCTTTAACAGACGAGTTAAGGACACTAAAATCCGGAAATAGACCTGGATTTTCCAGCATATACCGGTATATCCGTCCAAGATTTATTCCGATGGACATAGCAAGGGCAAATAGCATCGTCTTGAATTTTCCACGTATTCTCAGCTTGCCCTTATGATTGAACCCCTTGGTAAATTCTTTTACGGTCGCTTCTACATTGGGCCGTATTTTTCGGCGCTCCAAGGGTATTTGCTCTATTGCATGAATCCGTTGCTGCATTTTCAACATTTCCATATCAAAATAAAAAACACGTCTTTTCTTTTGCTGTATTGTCTGGCATTGCTCAGCAAGTGGGCATGATGAACAACGATCCATGTGAAAACAAGCTTTGTAGCGTTTGCGGGTTTTATGTGCTTTAACCTGTTGATAAGGACATGATACCTCGATCATTCCCGGTTTCTTTTCTTTTATTTCTATTGAAACAGCCGGTGTTTTTCCCCGCACTGCTGTCTGAATGTGATTAATTGCATGATGTTCCATTTTCTGATCGTTCTCACTGCTGCCATACCCACCATCGGTATGAAGCTCATGCAGATCGTGGGTTTTCTCTTTTATGGTGTCAATACGATCATTCAAAATGGTGCTGTCATCGGTGTTATTGGGGGCAACAGCAACATCGGTAATTAGATTAAGACTATTTTCAGGATTGGCTGTTTCTGTGACATTAACAACCTGCCCCCGATAGTCATTACCACGCTTGCTACGGAATGTCGCGTCAATATCATCCGGGGATTGTAAGCAGGATGAGTTAAGTTCCTGCGATTTTTTGACAGTTATTGTATCGGAGATAATGCAAAAATGTTCGTGATAAACACGCTCAAAAACCGCGAATACTTCAAGTGAATCATAGGATGATTTCAACGCTGTATAAAGAGTATTATAAAGTTGGGCCAGTTTTTCCAGTTCATGGGGAATATCGGATTTATTTAAGCGATACACAAATTTACTTGAACTTTCATCAATATAGGGAGTAAATAGTTCCCGATACTTTTGCTGGTCTTGTTTATTTAATGCACGATAAAGGCGAATAAGCATCTCTACCAGAAGTTGTGTTCGACTATATGCTCGGATATTGGACATCGCCTGAAATGAATCCATCCGTTGAATATTCGTCTTGAGTTTCAGTTTTTTTAACTGCTGTTGGGTCAGTGAATCAAAGACTTGCTCTAATAGGTTTATCCCTGTTTCAGTAAAATATTTGAGTAAACGATTCTGAAAATTAAAAAAAGTTGCGGGACAAAATGGCGTTTCTTCAAGACTCTGGAGGCCAAGCGCATAACGTAAACGAAGGTCAAAATCGATTCGGTCGAAGAGCTCCTCTGTTGTCCATCCTTTTTTCTGATAAAGAATGAGGGCTGCAACCAAACTATTAACGGGAGCATTGGGCCGGCTGCCGGAATCTGAGAAAAGAGGAGCAAACAATTGCTCCTTGATATTGCAAAAAACAATTTTGTAAAAAGATGCTTCCATGGAATTAAGCAGTTTTTTACGTTTTGATTAGTATAATTTATACAACGCCTTTTGTCAAGTATTTTGTGCTACTTTTCAACTGTTTTTTTGCGCACATTTTACCCATTGTTAAGTTTTTAGAGTGAACTCAATATTAATTAATAATTTATAATTATTATGAAACTTAAAGCATATAATGTTAGAATTGATGAAATTGGAATGATTGTGTTTCATGAAACACTTGGAAAGGCAAAATCATTTGCTCTAGCATCTAATGAATGTTATGAAGATAGTGAATATATTGAATTAACAGCTAAAAGAGAACCAAAAGCAGATGTTAAAGCAGGTCCGGATCCTTCTATTCTGGAATTTTGTGAAAATGCTGATTTTTATGCATATTTAGGATGGTATTGTTATTCAATTGATTGTTGTGATAAAAAAGAATGTCCTATGATGGAAAAAGCAGCTGAATTATTATGAAAGGATTGATATGGTTGATATAAAATTGAATTACGCAGATATTATAAATATGTGGCAGTTGGCTGATCTGGTTTATGAAGAGCCTGATACTGATCATCATTTTTTTAAAAATAATGATATAATCGGTCTTGTTCCTATGCAAAATTGGCTTGATTATTGTCTTGCAATTGAATATAAAAACGTTCTTGTTTTTTCTTTCAGAGGCACTGATACAAAAGATAGTGTAAATGAAAAGGAATATATTAAATTAATAAGAAGATGGTCCTCAAACCTCACCGCCTATCCACTTGTTAAAGACGGTCCGTGGGGAAAGGGTATGTTTCATCATGATATGTATAATATATTTCTTAGATTTAAACCAGATATCAGCCATATCTTGAGAAATGTGGATCCACAAAAACAAATAATCACGTTAGGACATTCAAGGGGTGGACCACCAGCTGTATATTTACACAGACATCTGATAAAGAATTTAAAAATAGAGAATAGTAAATGTATTACGTTTGGATGTCCAAGACATATGACAGGCGCTGGCGTGTTTGAATCAAGAATGCTTGGTTTAAAGGTATTCAATTTTATTAATGGATATGATTTTGTTACTAGAATTCCAAAAAAATTGTATAGAAATTTATAAAGGTATCAAAAATCATTTACAAAAAGACTATGCAAAAACAATTGTTAAAAGATATATTGATTATTCAAATAGATATTTCGATGCATATGATAATAATTATGGAAAGAAGTTTATTGTCAAAATAAAATAACTATACCATTAACATCAAAGAAAGGTTTATTATGGATCAGCAAAAACCTGAAGAGCAGCAAAAGCTTACTCCATTACAAAAAAAGATTCTTGAATTCAATAAAAAGAATCCTATAGGAAGTTTAATAAAATATACTGATAAAGAAAAAATCACATACACTGGAACATTGATAGGATCTGCAAGAGAAGAAAAGAAAAATATCTTTGTACAGGTATCGGGTGTAGAAGATCTTCTTCCTATTGAAAGTATTCAACCAATAGCATAATAAATATTTTTTTTATTAACAACAAAGGTGCTTTATAAAGAGCACCTTTTTTTTATCTTCAATGATTAAATTTGATTGAATTTATTAAATCAATACAATTGTTTGACATTCAGTAACAGAATCCTTCCAGAAATATTGAATTCTTTAATTTATATGTTATTATATATCAATTGATTATAATATAAAAAGGTACTGTGAGGAAACCTGGTAGGTAGGAATTGCTTGCAATGCCTGGCCATTCGCGCAGAATCAAACATTTTTGAAACCTTTAGTTGACAGGGTTGAATACATATTATATTTAATGTGTACATACCTCGGCAAGATATTTTTAAAAAAATTTGGATCTTATGAAAATTAAATCTTCAGAACTTGCAAGAAAAATTGGAGTGACCAGAGCCACAGTTTCTAATTGGATCCACCGGGATAAAAAACTTGTATTCAATGAGGATGGTGAAATTGATACTGAAAATGATTTGAATAAAAACTTCCTTTGCAAGAAAGCTTCATTTTTATATGGTAATCAGCCGGTTAATACAGAGAAAGAACAAAAAATTCCTATTTCAACTGATTCTGAAGGTGATAATGACAATGATGAAGAGATTATATACAATGAAACCTTTCTAAAGAACGTCAATATTGATGAATTGGGTGAAAATGAAGCAAGAAAAATTAAATTTAGTATATTCACGTGATGTTGTTCATGGTCATTTTGTTGCACTTTTAAAAATTTATTATGAACAGCGAAGACAGATAGCTTATAATTCTGTTGATGATATAATTAAAAATGTTATGAAAAATGGTGAAGGTGCTAGGGGTGGAATAATTGGATTGCTAGATAAAAAATTCTTACATGAAATTGAAGAAGCACAAAAAAAATTGGTTTTTCTTATGAATAAGCAGTTTCCGAAAGGTGAAATGCCTGAAAATGAATTTTTTGAAGATGCTGAAGAAAAATTATAATATTACGAATAATGCAATAATTTTGCACCAGGTGGAGCTGGTGCCGGATATCAAAACTGGTTTAATCAATTGATTTTTATGGGGAATCATATTTTACGAATTTCGTAACAAAATTATATATGAGTAGAGAGCCACTAATTCAGCTGATTGATTCTGCAAAACCTTCTAGAAAATTCATTCTTCCTTCATTGTGGTGCACTCAAAAAAGAAGTTTAACCGCAGCATATTCTAAAAGGCCAGGTCCATTCGATTGGCGCTGGTCTCCCTATTTTAAAGAAATATTTGATAATTTTGCTCCGGATAGTCCGGTACAATTATCAGTGCTGATGAAACCTGTTCAGATTGGTGCTACACAGGCCATTCTAGAACCTATCATTGGTTATACCATAGATGTATATCCTAGATCCATTGGATACGCTACAGCCGACAAGGAGCTTGCTGAAGACAATATGGATACCAGGATTGATTCGATGATCGAAAGTTGCAAAATAGGCCATAAGATAAAGCCAATAACATATAAAAAATTCAGCAGAAAAACCGGTGATACACGTGGAAAAAAAGAATATGAAGGTGGTACTTTATATGCTATAGGAGCACAAAACCCAAATAAAATGAGGCAATTTTCAGCACCTATACTTCTGGGTGATGAAATTGACGGTTGGCCAGTCGTTACAAAGCATGGTGATCCTGTTGAATTATTTATTGATAGAAGTGATGCCTTTGATAACGACAGAAAGATACTGCTATTATCTACGCCCCTGGATGCTGCTACAAGCCATATATACCGACAAATAGAATTGGGTGATAAAAGATACTGGCAGGTACCATGTCCTCGCTGTGGTATCTTCCAAGCTCTTTTCTGGCGTGGTGGATTGATCAATAATAAATATGTTAATGACGGTGTATATAATCTAAAATTTGAAACAGATGATAATGATATTTTGCTTCCTGAATCCGTTTATTACAAGTGCCGTGAATGTGGAAAGCCGATTAATGATTATGAAAAATTTGAAATGATCAACCATGGCTATTGGCAACCAACACAAAAGCCTTCTGATAAAAATTACAGATCCTATTTGATCAATGGTGTGTACAGTTTAAGATGTTGTTCATTCTGTCAGTCATAAGCGTATTTTTAATGAAAAAAGAAGGGATATATCAACATTAACTGTTCCAAATAAAGTAGCAATTGCAGATGAAAATGGTCCTATTCTGGTGTTAACTTGCTCTGTTGACGTTAACAAAAAAGATTCTTGGCTCGGTATTGAAATCATTGGACATTGCTTAAGTGGGCAGACTTATATAATAGCAAAGGGAAGAATTCACGGATCCCTGGATAAGGATGGTAACACCTGGAAAGCCCTGGAGCATATCATTGATTCAAAATATTTAAGTGATGATAATATTGAATATGAAATTGCAATAACGGCAATCGATTGTGGTTATAGAAGGGATGAAGTTTTTCATTTTACAAATTCGCATCCCTTTTCAATCCCGGTCCGGGGAGTCGAAAAACTTTCAGGAAGCAAAAAGCATCATAAGGTTATAATTGATGGAACAAAGGTGTTTAATATTGATACCCGATATTATAAAATACAATTGTTTGAATATTTAAATCTTCAGTGGGAAGGAAGGCCACAGATCCAGCCATATAATTTTCCTAATTATCCGGATGATATATACAGTGGTGGTTTTGAAAAAATGAATCTTGGTGAACAGTTCGGTGTGGGTATTTCCGGAAATGGGTTTGATGAAGATTTTTTTAAAACCTATGAATCTGAAGTTCCTATTTATGTTGATCTTCCTGATGGATCCAAAGCAGTAAAAGGCTTCAAAAAAAGAACACCAAACAACCATTTTCTCGATACACACGTTTATAACCTGGCTGCAATTGAAATTTATATTAGAATTATTTGTGATGTATGGGATATTCCAAGAATGGATAAATGGTCAATGATGGCAGATTTTAATAGATTTTTCAGTGAAAATAATGTACCTTTCTTATTAGAGTATTTTGAACTTTAAAAAAGGGGTTGAAATGTCCTTCTTAAATGATACGCTAGCAGCAAACAAAGTTTTATATCAGCAGGTATGTGATAAAATCAGCTCAATTGTTACCGGTGCACAGGAGCATTCTTTGAATGACGGCCAGATTGATCAGCGTGTTAAGAATGCGGATCTTGAACAACTTCGAGAAATGAAATCTATGCTTGAAAATGAAATTGCAGAAGCTGAAGGTGATGTTTGTAACACTGTATATTTATATTAATTAATAATTCTTGATTAATAATTATAAATTACATATTTTAATTTGGGGTTTTGATAGATGTGAAGGGCTTGTGAATGAAATATGGCGAAAAAACCGCTGCTGAAATAGACTGGCTGAAGAGATACCTACAAGGGTTATTTTTTATAATGATGACCAGTAAAAAAGCAGCCGTTATTGTATGAGAAATTATGCAAAACGAAAAGCCTAAGTTTTTTCATTAAGCCCTTTTTAACCACCCTTTTCCCCTCTTGATATTTCTTCTTGTGTCAAATATCTATGTTTTCTTTTACTCCACAATCTCTTCATTGGTTTTATCTGTTTCCTAAGAGTTGTATATTTTGGTTCAATTAAAAATTCTCCACATACATTGCAATGGTTTCCATTTCGATAATAGGATCCACAAGTTTTACATGGTAGTGATGATTGTTTGGTTATCATATTAAAAGGTAATTGCTGCATTCAGAACAGCTGCTGCAAACCAACAAATTCCTTTTCTCCAATCACCATGATAAAAGCATACTCCAGAAGCACAGATAAAAAGAATTATTATAATTGTAGGAAATAATTTTTGATTCATAATTTTTTTCATAATAATTTTTAATTAATAATTATATATTTCTAAACACTTTCCCTTTAGTTATTCTTCTAAGAGCAGAAACCAATAGCATGTTTTCTTCTTTTTTGTTGCCTTTAAATGGTGCTGGATGCCATTTAGTATTTCCTTTTGGTGCTAAAATACGCTTAATCTTTTTATTAATGGATTCAACATACAGTAGGCCCCAACCGGTACCGATTAAATCACATGGTTTAATAATTCCTATTGGACACATATAAAAACGCCAGTCACCCAAAGCATACTTTTCACCATATGACATTCTAAAAAATTTCTTTTTATCGGCTAAAAAATCAGATCTTGAAGTTTTACATTCAACCAAAATTGAAAGAGAATCTCTCCATCCAATAGAATCAGGTGTTTCACGACATCTTGTTGTAAGTTCTTCTAAAACAACTGTACAACCAATAGACTTTAACCATTTACTGGCTTTTAATACTAGTTCTTTGTGGTTCATAATTTTTTCCATAATAATTTTTAATTAATAATTATTGTTCTTTTAATTTGCGAATAATAACACCTTGTGTTTCATTTTCAAACTCAATTTCAATATTACCATCTAGGCTTTTTTTTTCATAAGGGCAATCTTTTGTGTTACATGGCAGAAAAGAATAATCATTAATAATGATCCCACCAATACATGTTTTTTTACATATATCAAACTCCATTTTTTGATTAATAAAATTTAATTTTCATTATAAATACAAGAAGAAATAGGACAATAATAAGTTCCTTTACCCACACAATTTCTTTCACAATAATCATCTTCTCTATATATTACTTTTCCACTTCCTTGACAGTGTGGACAACAACTATCATATATACCATTTACTTTACAGCTTAAACATTCTCTTGTTTTTACCATATTGTTTCCTTTATTAATTATAAATTAATAATTATTAATCATTTTCATGAAATTCACCAGCATTTGAATCATATGAAAACAATGTTGTAGCTGTTGAAAATCGCATATTAATATTCGGTATAATATCATTTCTGGCTTTCCCGGTTATTAATATTGCTTCTTCCGGTTCGTGTTGATCTCGATTAATTATATGCGGTCTCCAGGGAAAGAGAACAATATCAGAATCTTCTTCAAATGCACCGGTACCTTTTAAATGTGATAGACTTGGCATCCCTGTTTTTTCTGAATCTCTCCGCAGCTGGACCAGGGGCATTGTTACAAAATCTAATTCAATTGCCAGATTTTTGCTTTCGCTTGACATATGTGTCAATTCTGCATATTCCTGACGGTGATCTTTTACCATCCTTCCAAAATGATCAATTATAGCTATATCAAGACCTTTCCCATATTTTAATTCCCTGCAAATGCTTTTGATTTCAGCAATATCCTGATATGGATCGCAATTGTAATAAAAAAATGATTCATAAATCATTCCCGCTATTATTCCCAATCTGTTAAGATTGTTTTTGTTTCCTTTCGGTCTTCTCAACCATCTATATCTGATGATATTGCTTTCATCTTCATTGTTTTTTATTTTGAGCATTTCAGAAATTATGGAAAATAATTTATTGAATATTTCTGTCTCGCTTAATTCAAGACTGAAATATGCTGGTTTGAAACCGTTTAAAATCAAATGTGCTATGATTGAAAGTGCAAGACTGCTTTTCCCCATTCCTGGCCTTCCTGCAATAAGAACGGATTCAGTAGGTCTTAATCCACCTGTTAAATCATCAAATTTTTTAATGCCGGTAGGAATACCCGGTTCTTTTTCTTCATTAATCATTTTTTCTAGATTTTCAAAATAATGGCCCAATCTATCTTTCATAAAATGACCCTGATCAGCTGAAATTCGTTCTTTCAAAACAGTAGTAATATTTTCTTCAGCAGTATTATAATTTTCTTCAATATTCTCAATGCCCTCATTAAATATTTTTTGCAATCCGGTCGTTACCATGCAGAGCCTTCTTGATTTTGCAATTACTTTTAATCTTCTGATAAAGGGTCTTATGTCAGTAAAACATCTATGTGATTCGAGTTCGAAAATGCAATTTTTAGCATCTTCAGAACAGCCAATATTTTCAAGATTTAACTGGTCCGGTATTATTTTTTTTGATAATGCTTTTTTTATTAAATTGTAAACTTCACGATAGGTTGTATTATAAAAATCGTTTTCGGTTGTTGATTCTATCAGAATTTTTGCATTTGCAATACCATCTTCTTTCAGCCAGGTTATTGCTGAAGTTAAAATGTCTTGTTCAAGGGTGAGATCAAATAACATATTACCACCTTTCAGACTGCATTTGATTTTAATTTATCATATAATTCTTTACTGCTGCATTTTCCATTAGTAACAACAAGTTTTTTTTCGTTTGATTCCCATAACCAGGCGTTTGCCTGCCAGTCTGTGATTTTTGAATTACCTTTTTTCCAATTAACAGATTGATAATGATTAAAATATTTTTCAGGATCCGATTTAAAATTATTAAGCTTGAAAAAAACAAGTATCCATTCTTTATCCGGGGGTATTATCGATTTTAATTTTATCATTTCATTCAGCAGATCTTCCCGATCAGCGGTATTTTTCATAACAGCACTTAAAGCATTTCTTATAATAGTACTTAAAGCATTTGTGTGACTAAAAGGAACATGTTCCTTTTGGCACTTCTTGAAGAAGTGCTGGGTAGCACTTCTTCCATTAATTTGGCTGGAATCGGCAATTTTTTTAACTGTTTCACTGGACCAGATGAATTTGATTTCTATATACCAGCCTATATTATCAGCAACATTCCTTTTTACTGTTTTAATCAATCCCACAGCAGTTAACAGCTTTTTTGCTTCAGAAACTCTTCGATTTCCCCATTTTAGGGCTTTCATTATAAAGCGAATGTTGGCTTTCACCGTGTTTGTTTTTTGCCATTTTGCAGTATAATACAGGAAAGTGTATAAAGCAATTGTATCCGAAGGTTCTGGTGTTTTGAGACAAATATCTATGATGCTTTTTGAAAGAACTATTGGTTCCTGTGTAATATCATATTCAATATTTTCTTCCATAGGTCCATTCTCCAGAAATGAAAAAAAATAGAGGAACGAGGGTTTGTTACGAAAATTCACCCTGATTCCTCTTTAATTTAAACGCAAAAAACACAAAAAGACTATTTTTGAAATTTCTCGCGCGGTTTCACCGGTATAATCATCCTTTTTTAAGGATGGAATTTTGAAGCAGGGTGTTACAGAATGTCAAACAATAACATAATTTATGGATTTTGAAATTGCAATATTTATTACTTTTAAATTTTTTCTTTGACAAGGCTTGCATTTTTTATTACTTTGTGATTAAATAAGGGTAATGACCAGGAAAGGTTTTCTGTGAATATGATAAACTTATTCGAAGGTGTCACAGTATTTGATTTAATTACTCTTATCCTGGCACTATATGCGGTCCTACAAGTGATTGTTCGTTTAACTCCAACAAAAAAAGATGATAAAATTGTTTCAGTATTCGGGAAGGTTCTGAATTTTGTTTTTCAGAAAACAAATATTTCAAATTCGAATATTGATTTTTTGAAAAAATATATTCTTGAAACGGCCATTCATGATATTACTGCTCATGATAATGAACTAAGAACAAAGCTTACTGAAAGAGCGAAAGAAATATCTGGTGATATTTTAAATCTTGCAGGTGTAAAAGATAAAAATGTTGTTAATGAAATAATTAACAATTCTGAAAATTTTGTCAGGGATAAAAATGCTGGCTTTATAAATCGTGAAATGGATGAATTGATTACGGTTGTATTTGATGATAAGTTGGTCAGGGGTGATATTAAAAAGGTTGCAAAAAAAATTAGGGAAAAATTTAAAAAATGATGAAAGTTACCGATAGCTTCTGGTTTCATGAATTTGCACCACATGGTGCAGATCAATCCTGGCTTCCACAAAATAAAATAATGCAACTGATGATTAAGCATCTTGCTGAAAATCTTCAAATATTAAGATCTCATTTTGAAAATTCACTTTTTAAGATATCTTCAGGCGTGAGAACACTTATTGATTATCAAAGGCTAAAAATTTCCGGTTATAATCCTTCTGTAACTTCTGATCATTATTTTGGTCAAGCAATACCCTTAGAACCAAAAACAGATAAATATAATAAATTCGGTGCTTTTTATAATTTTGGTGTTGGTGCTGCGGATATTATTCCTGTCGGTGTTTCTGCTGCATGGCTTTTTAAAACAGCTGTTCAATTTGATTTAGAAAAAAAGGTTAATTTTGGTCAAATAATATATGAAAATAACCCTGCAAATGGATCAGAGTGGGTTCATTTTGGTAATGATCCAAATTTGTTTTTCCAATCAGATGTTTGTGATTTTATTTGTAAAAGAAAATATTTAACGAGTAATGATAATGGAAAAACATATTCAGTTGCAGGATAAAGGATTTCTATGAAAATTCCTATTATTTCAAAATATTTAAAAAATCGAAATAAAATAAAAGCGCTTGAAAAAACTGGAAGCGCTTTTATTGGTGGGTCGTTCGGTTTTATAGATCTTTTTGCTGCTGCTTGTGGTTATAGTGGGGATAAGTTTGATAAAGGCTTTGGGATCACTAAAGATTTTCAAGTTGTAAATCTTAAATTGTTACAATTCAGAAGTATTCAATTGTTGCGTGAAAATTTATATGCAAATGCTTTGTTCACCAGGCTTGAAACCAAGGTAATAAATAAGGGTTTAACGCTCAATTCGGCACCTATTTTTGAGATATTAGGCCCTGAATTTAATTTGACGGATGAAGAGCTTCGCACATGGTCTAGGAATGTGGAAGCCAGATTTTTGGCATGGTCCAGAGATAAAGAGTATATCAGCTGGAATAAACAATATGATTTTTCAAAAATTCAAAGATTGGCGTATCATACAGGGCATCTTTCCGGTGATGTTCTTGTTATTAATACATTAAATAAAAGTGGCCTTCCCGTTATAAAGCTTGTTGATGGATTTTATGTTTCCAATCCAATAGACCGGCCCAAAAAAGGGCATAAAATAGTCCGGGGTGTTGAATTGGATATGAAAGGCAGGGAAGTTGCTTATTGGGTTGAAAAGGGTGGAAATCCTGATTTTATAAATCAAAAACAATTGGGTGGAAGTAGTCTTTTGGGCCATGTTAGAGTACAAGCATTTGCAAGGGGAGAAAAAAGAAGAAGGGCATGGCTGGTAAAATTAACACAACAAAGAATTGATGACGTTCGTGGGATGCCATTGCTTGCTATAATGCTTCAGAATTTAAATGAAGCAGGAAAATATATGGATTCTGAACAGCGTGCTGCACTTGTCAATTCATATTTAGCAATGACCAGAAATAGAGATCCAAAACAGGGTGCTGGTGCAACAGGTTTTAGAAAACGTGGTGCGATAGATGTGCAACAGAAAGAAACTAAAAATGCAGGGAATGTTCAATTTGAACAACAGCAACCTGGATTATTTCTTGCAAATCTTGCACAAAACGAAAAGGTTGACAGTTTTGATACTAAAAGACCGAATTTAAATTTTGTGCCATTCATGGAAGCTGTTTTGAAGCCTATGGCTTATGCAAGTGAAATTCCACCTGAAATATTTTTCATGGAATATGGAAACAATTTTTCGGCTTCCCGGCAATCGAATCTTGATTTTAAGGATGCGACAGATAAAAAGGTTTATGATTTTGCACGACAATTAAATGATCCAATTTTTGTGGAATGGTTAACCGGTGAGATTTTAAATGGAGCTATCAAGGCACCTGGTTATATAAATTCATTAATAAATAATAGTCTTTACTATATCAGAAATGCCTGGCAAAATACCATCTGGCGTGGATTGCCACAAACCAGTGTTGATATAAAGAAACTTGTTCAAGCACTTGAAATTGTAGAAGAAAAAGGCTGGCAAACGAATGAGGCAATTTCTGAACAATATTTTAAGACAGATTATTTTGATAATATCAGAAGACAAAAAACTGAAGTTGCGCTTCGTGAAGATGCAAGAGGTTCTGAAACAAATCAAAATTCAAATAATATTATTGATACTGATGATAGATTTGAAGCTGTTCATAAACAATTGGAACAATTTGAATCTGCTATTGAAGATATCGAAGAAAAACTTGAAAATTCAATTTCTGATAAGGGGTAATTATGGGTTCATTGTGGCTTCTTCATCCTGAAGTATTAAAACAATATGTGATGGGAAAAATAACCTTTCTTAAAATGGGTGGCTCTGAAAGTTCAAAATATATTGAATCTGTAAAGAAGGAAAATCTTTCATATTTTGCATTACAATGTGCAAATCTTGGCAATGTTTATCATGATAAATCTGCTATTCGTGTTTCTGTTAAAGAGGGTGAAATTTCTGGTCTTGATAAAAATCAAATTGCAAAAATAGAACAGAAGCTTGGTGCAGAATTTGTTGATAAAATAATATCCCTTTTTGAAATTGAACCTTCTCTTGAAGATGTTTTGTATGTTGTCAAGGATGGCGAAGCACATATTCCTATTACCGGCATATTACGTAGAGGGCGTGTAATTGATTCAACCTATAAAAAATGGGGGTGGGGATCTTCAACATACAATGAAATTATGATTGCATCACAACTTGCAGATTTAGACAATAGGGTTATGAGAGTTGTATATGATATAAATACCCCAGGTGGTTATGTTGATGGGATAGATCAGGCCGGTTTAGCTATTGCAGCCGTTCAAAAACCCACAAGGGCAGACGTGCATTTTTGGGCAATGTCAAGTGGTTACTGGCTTGCATCACAAACCGATGAAATAAAAGCCCTTTCACCAACAGTACAAGTTGGTTCTGTTGGTGTGTCTTATGAATATTATGATTGGACTAAATTTGAAGAAGAGCTTGGCGTTGAACTTCATACAATTACTTCGAAAAATGCACCTGATAAAAGGCCGGATGTAAAAAGGCGTGATGAACTTCTCCAGCAGGATGCTAATAGTCTGGAAGAAATTTTTATCAAAAGAATTTCAACCGGTAGAAATGTTTCTGAAGAAGTTGTAAAAAAAGATTTTGGCCGTGGGTGGGATTTAATTGCATCTGATGCGCAGAAAGTTGGTATGATTGACAAAATTGAAGGTATAGATGATATTAACGAAACCATTAATTTAACAGAAGGAGAAGATCAAATGGATCTTGAAATACTGAAAAAAGATCATGGTGATCTGTATAAACAGATTTTTGGTGATGGTCAGATTGAAGGCCAGAAGGCTGAACTTGCCAGAGTTAATGCACACTTATCATGGATCGGCAAGGCGAAAACAGAAACAATTGTTGCAAATATTCAAGAGGGAAAGCCGTGTGATGCAGCATGTTGTGTTATCTATTCTGATGAAAATGCCGCAGCTATCGTTGCGGAAAATCGGAATGCTGATGACGATGGTCATGAAACAACTTCAACTAATGAGCCTAGTGAAACAGCAGCAGCTGCTGCTGGTGCGGTTGAAGATGGTATGGTCGATGGTGGCAAGCTTGAAAAATCTTTTGAAAAGCTTGGCATGAAAATAAATAAATAATTTCACTTCTTTCAAATTTATAGGCATTAATTAATAATTATTAATTTTTAACTTCAAAAAAAGGTGGTAGTATGTCATCCACAACTGTTGATAACAGAGCACTACTTCTTGGTGCAAATAACAAGGTTAAAACAACCTTGGAAGTTGCCGCTGGTGCTGAAAGAACCATACCGAAAGGATCTGCACTGGTTCAAAAGGCGGCTGATGGAACAATTTTTCAGGAACATTCACTTCACCTGGCTGAACCTATCCAGGGAATTTTGCTCAATGATCTTTTGGTCCCAGCTGATGCTGGTGTTACCACACATGATATTGAAAGGGTGATTGATGGCCATATTGATCAGAAGCTTTTTGAAACACAGAATGGTTTATCAATTGGTGATATTGACACCATTCCAGCTGGTGCTTCCCTTTCATACCGCTTGCAGCTGGAAAACAAAGGCATGATTCCGATTTTCCGTGAAAATCTATAATCTTTTTCTGAACAATTAACTTTGATCTGATATTATTAAATAACAAATTTTTAAACTTAAAAAAAAGGAAAAAAGCTATGGCTGATACTAATGGAGCATATACGCTTTTTGCTGGCTTGGTCAACCAATATAAAAAGGTTGAAAATGGGCTTGTTGGCCTTTTCCAGAGCAGGCCAAGAAATATCTTTGGTGGTGATAAGGTAACATTTGATATCATTAAAAGAGCCAGAACATTGCCAAAGGCGAAGGAAAAAAATGGTGGTTATGACACCATTGAAACCGATAAGTACAAAAATGTTGAATTTTCACCACCAGCATACAAAGAGAGATCAAATTATTCAATTGGTCAGACAGCAGGCAGGCAGGCAGGAACAACCATCTATGATGATATTGACAAAACAGCATTGTTGATGGATAAAACTGCTGATGATCTTGCACTTCTTCTGGATAGGATTGAACTTGGCATGGTGCTTCAGGCTGCTGAAATATTTCAGTTTGGAAAAATTCGTTTCAGTTCTGTTTATGGATATCCAGTGAATGATATTGATTTTGAGAGTCCTTCTACCCATTTTGCAACTGTTGGCACTTTGTGGACAGCTGGTGCAGGTGATCCGATCAGTGATATAGAAGCACATATTAAGCTGATAAATCAAAGTGGTAGGACCAGAGTTGATAATTTAATATTTGGTCAAACCGCATTAACAGATTTTCTTCAGAATGATAGAGTTCTTAAAGAGCTTGACAACAGAAGGATTGATCGGGGAAATTTGACTTTTGAACCTATTATGCTTAATGGGTTTCAGAGAATTGGAATATATAATTTTGCTGGTGTAAATGTAACATTTTGGACTTATGATGAATGGTATGAAACAAAAGATGCAGATGACGTTGTTGACGGCACTGTTGATTTTATAGATCGTAAAAAAGTCGTATTCTTTTCTTCAAAGGGCGATTATCAGCGTTATTTTGCTGGTATTGATACGATCAAAACCATTCCAAAGGATCTAACCGGTTTTCTTCCTTCACCAAATATTACCATTGTTGGTGAAAGTACTGCAATGGATGTGTATGTGGATACGAAAGAAATCAGTGATGGAACAAATGAAGGTGTTTATCTTCGTGCTGCAAGTCGGCCCTTGCTAGTTCCAAGAACAAATGATACTTTCGGTGCACTGACAGTATCTGCGTAAGGTTGCAGAAGTGTGCAGGGTAAAACCTGCACACAATTAATATTAATTATTAATCATTAATTATTATTATACTTTAACGGGGTAAAAATTATGGCAGAAGCAAAATCAAAAAAATATAAGGTTCTTCAGGCTATCTTGCACAAAGGTAAGCATTATAAAGTGGGATCAGTCGTTGATTCTAATGTAATAGATCAAAAAACAATCGATAGACTGGTTAAGTCCAATTGTCTGGAAACTGAAGACAAGAAGAAAAAGGATTAAAAAAAATTTGTATGCAGGTTGAATTTCAGCCTGCATACTTCATTACCACAAACAATATTGGGTCAAAAAAAATGGCAGAACAGAAAATTAAAAATTTCAAAGTGCTCCAGGCTATTTTACATAAGGGAAAGCATTTTAAGCCTGGTATAACAATTGATAAAAAAGATATTGATGAAAAGACCATTGCCAGGCTGGAGAGTGCTGAATATCTAAAAGAAATAAAAGGTTTTCCGGCAATTCCTGAAAAGGCTGATGCTAATATCTTGCAAAAGTTGATAGCATCCTTGACTGAACAGGCAAAGGTAGTCAGACAAAAAGCCAAAAAGGAAGCAGGAAAGCTACGCAAAAAAGAACAGTATGGTCTGGCACATACAAAGGAGCAGCTTGCAAAAGAAGCATATGCTGATACGCTTGCATATATTGAAGAAGTTAAAAAGCTTCATGCTGTAAAGGTCCGGGAAGAAGGAGAATAACTGATTTATATGACCGGTCAATTATTGACAGAACAAAGGGCTTTAAACCGTCAAATAATAACAGAAGGCGGTTATGAATTTGATATTAATCTTGAATCTAATACAGATCCGATTATTATTGTTAATACACAGGGGAATGTAACGTTTCATAATACAGCTGTAGATCCTGAAACCGGTCAAGAAATCAATTCAAGACAAATTCATATTTTGGTTAATATTCCAGATCTTGTTGATCTTGGTTATCCGGTTTTTAGAGATGAAAAATTTCCTGATGATCCAGATTTGCTAGATGATATAATAAGATTTGTAGATGCAAATGGAAAATCAAGAAAAGTGAAGGTTGTTGACAATAGGCCAAGCAATACTTTTGGTTGTTCTCTTTTATTTGTGGAAGATGTCGAATAGTGATAACACAATTATTAAATACAAATAATTCTTTTGAAATTGTTCGTGATGCAGTTGCATCAATTTTATATACTGAATTGAATGAACAACTTGCACTTGCAGTTGCTGCACCGGATCCAATTTATGAAGCGCTTTTAAGATCCTTTTTTGATCAACAGAAAGATGCAACAGATGAACTGAATCTTTTTGTTGAAAGATTTGTTAGGTTCGATATTACAGAATTAAATAATATAAATCTCTATTGGGATCGTTCGCTTTTGGGAAAAGGAACGCAAATAACAAATCAAGAATCTAATACTAGAATTATAATTGATGTAAATGTTCATCATAAAGGGACTGAAGATGATCGTGGTGATAAAAAAGCATCACTTGTTTTACAAAAAATGATTGGTGTTATTCGTTCCATTATTATGCATGGAAATTATGTGACACTTGGTTTTGCGAGGCCATTCATTGAAAGAAGATGGATTGAAGATTTAAATAATTATAGACCACAAGAAAATGAAAATAGAGTTAATATTGATAATATTATTACCGGCAATTTGGCATTGAGTGTTGAATTTAAAGAAAAAAATCTCGGTGTTGCTGTTGAAGAATTGGAAGAGAATTATTCAAAAATTGATGCTGATACCGGTAAATTTAAAATAGAAACAGAAGATTTATATCCATAATAACCTTTTTAATGGGGGTGAAAAAAATGTTGTCAAATGCAATTGATCAGGCTGCTGTTGCAAGAACAGTTGGTTATGCACTCGGTTTCAAAGATTTTTCTGAAGCCGCCAGAAATCTTCCGCAAAGAATAACCATTTTTTCTGTGATACAGCAAAGTTTGCAAGCTGGATTTACAGATTATAATGTAAGGCATACCGTTTCCAGTGTTCAAGAAGTTTTGGATCTCTTTGGTATATGTCCTGCATATTACGTTATGAGAATTTTGAAACCAATTAATGGTGGTGGAATTGGCAACATTCCAGTTGATATTTTCCCCATTCTTGAAACGACTGGTGCGAAATCTACAGGAAAATTGACAATCACAGGAACTGCTGATAAAACCGTCACACACACAGTTGTTTTGAATGGTAGAAAATTTATTGATTCTCAATCTGCACAGTATGTTGTTGAAACTGGTGACACTGCAACAGATGTTGCCACAAAGATTATTGCTGCTTTAAATGGATTACTTTCTTCTTCTGTCACGGCATCTGCTGGCGGTGCTGGTGAAGTTGATATGGAAAGTAAATGGCAAACATTAACAGCCAATGAAATTAGCTTAACTATTGATATTGGTACAGATGATGCCGGTCTCACATATGCCCTTCCTACATTTATTAATGGTGCAGGTGCATTTGATTTATCTACAGCACTTGCAAATATCGGTGAAGTTTGGACCACAGGAATAATAAATACTTTTGATGAAACTCTTTTTGATGTTTTTGAAAATTTCAATGGTGTTCCTGATCCTGATACTGGTGGCACTGGCAGGTGGAATGCGAAAACCGTAAAGCCTTTTATTGCCTGTCTTGGAACAAAAGTTGCAGTAAAAGCAACTCTTCTAGCTCTGGCTGCTGGCCGTGAATCGGATTTGACAAATTGTCTTGCACCGGCACCAAACAGCCCTGGGTTTACTTTTGAAGCAGCTGCAAATATGCTTGGTTCTTTTATGTTGGTAATGAATAATAGACCACATTCAACAGTGGCTGATGTTTATTATCCTGATATGCCTTTCCCTGTTAATAATGATATTGGTGTTATGAAAGATTATAATACCAGAGATGACCTTGTCAAAGGTGGTGTTTCAACTGTTACTTTTGATGAAGCGCTTGGTTACAGATCTGAAGATTTCATTACTTTCAGAAGGCTTGCAACACAGGCTGAACAGGCAAAAGATTGGCGTTATTGCCGTGATATTGTTGGTATCGATTTTAATGTTATTTATCAATATCGGTTGACTGAAGAAACATTTCTTGTTGCAAAAACAATCGTTAATGATACCGATGTTGTTGATTCAGGTGTTTCAACCGATGTTATCAAACCAAAGGATTGGAAAGCAATTCTTTTTGATCTCTTTGAAGATCTTGGGAAAAAGGCTCTGATTGCAGACGTTCCTTTTGCAGAAGCTTCTTTGCAGGTTGAAATATCAAGTGTCAATGCAAAGAGATTTGAAACAACTTTCAATTATAAAAGAACTTCAACAGTTCGTATCAGTTCAACTACAGCCTTTGCTGGCTTTAATTTCGGGTAGCAGGTGGTTTGTTTGTGGTGCAGTCGTCCTTTTGGGCTTTGGGGCGGCTGCTTTTGAAAATAAACTTTAACTTTAAATAAAGAGGTGCAAAATGAGCGGTGATACTCTTGAATTATCAATAAATCACAATGTTGTGGGGAATCGCACACTTGCGGTTCAAGCCGATCAAGGAATTACTTTTGATATCGGTGGTTATCAGGGAGAAAGACAAATAAACGGCAATTTGTCTGGCCACAAAAAACAGACTGCAAAGCCTTGGATGCTTGAAGGCTTGCAAGTTGAAATAGATATGGAAAATCAGGATCTGGAATATCTTCAAAAAGTTTCTGATTCACCAGTTGATGCTGTTTTCACCTGGCAGCATATTGATGGTTTTGTTTATAAAATGACCGGTTCGGTTGAAGGTGAAATGAAATATGATTCAAATACTGGTTATTTACCATTGGCACTTTCAGGTAATGGCCAAGCTAAAAAAATAGGATAACTTTAACAGAAAGGAAAAGTGAACTTTATGAGTTCAGAAAAACCACAAACAAATAGCGGACAAAAGAAACCTATTATAAAGGTTTCTAAAGAACAAGCAGAAAAAGAATTTTATAAATGGCTGTATGAGGTCCGCAGGGTTAAAGAGCGGTTGATTGATGATAAAAATCCTGATACAAAGGAAGCAATTGAAAATGTAATTGCAAACATTGTTGATGGTACTTTTAAAATTGATAATGAAACCGGTAAAATAACCCACAAATTGCAATTCCCTATTGGAGAAGAATTTGATGAACCAATTGAACAATTGGTCTATGCGCCAAGAATGAATGCTGATGCATTTCATAAAAATAGAAAATTTAAAAATCCTGATGATAATACCAGGATGATTGTAGCAATTTGCACACTTTCCGGTAAAAATCTTGGTCTGATCAATAACATGGAAATGAGTGATTTAATTACTGCTACGGATTTGATGTACTTCTATTTTTTGGGATGATCGCATTTGATGCGGTTGAAGACATTTTTTATAGTGTCTATTCAACATTTAATTGTATACCAGCACCGCATCAAATGTATTTAGATGATTTTGATAATAATGGTCTTTTGTTCTGGTTCAGGGGTTGTGAAAAACTTTCTGAAAAAATAGAAAAACAAACAAAAAAGAAATAAGGAATGCTGTAATGCCCTTTTCAGTATCAACAAGATTAAGAGCAGTTGACAGAATGTCAAAGGTTTTTAAGAAAGTTGGAAAAACCGGTTCTAGAAATATGCGTAATTGAAAAAACATTGGTCGGTGCTGCTGCAAAATTTCCCGGTCAGATAAGAAAAGGATCAGAAGCTTTTGACCAATTGAAACAATCTGCACAAGAAGTAGGAAAAACAACAGAATTTACAGCTTCTGAGGCTGCTGAAGGTTTGAATTTTCTTGCTTTGGCCGGTTTCAATGCCAGTCAATCAATAGCAGCACTTCCCGGTGCTGTGGATCTTGCAACAGCAGCACAAACTGATTTAGGGCAGGCAACTGATATTGCAACTGATTCACTTGGTGCTTTTAATTTAATGACCAAGGATAGTGTCCAGTTACAGGAAAATCTAGCCAGGGTTTCAGATGTAATGGCGAAAACTTCTGTTACTGCAAATACCAGTATTGAACAGCTTTTTGAAGCAATTCGTTCTGGCGGTCCGGTTGCCAGTGCAGCAGGTGTTCATATAGAACAATTCAGTGCTGCTGCTGGATTGCTTGCTAATGCAGGAATAAAGGGTGAAAAGGCTGGAACAACACTAAAAAATGTGTTTTTAAAATTGCAAGCACCAACATCTGCTGGAAGAAGAGCGTTTAAACAAATGGGAATAACTCTGGCAGATGAAAATGGAAATTTAAAAGATTTCTCCAGATTATTGGATGAAATGAATAATAAATTGCCAAAAGGTGTAAAAAGAGCAGCTGCATTGAATGATATATTTGGTAAGATCCCAATTGCAGGTGTTAATATTTTATTAAATAATGGCGGAAAAGCATTAAGAGATTATACAGCAGAATTGCAAGGTGCAACAGGATTTACAAAAACATTAGCATCTGTTATGCGTGATAATACTGATGGTGCACTTCGAGAAATGAATAGTGCAATTGAAGGTTTAAAAATACAATTATTTGAAGCATTTGCACCTGCATTTAAACTGGCAATAAAAGCTGTTACTAAATTTACTAGAATTATGTCTAAGGCATTTGAATTGTTGGGTCCATTTGGGCCAATATTAATTGATATAGTTATTGCAATAACTTCTGCTGTTGCTGTGCTTGGTTTGCTCGTTGCTGCAATTGTCGCAGTCAATGCTGCTATAGCAGTATTTAATTTTCTTTTTTCATCTTCTCCAATAGGCTTAATAATTCTTGGAATTGCTGCTTTAATTTTTATAATTATTCAACTCATTAAACATTTTGACAAGATTAAATTGGCTTTTAAAGTTGTTATTGATTTTATATTTGCAGGTATTGTCGGTGTGATACAGATCCTTGCAAAGCTTTTTGCATTTGTTCCTTTTGTGGGAAAAGGTTTGAAAAAATTAGGTGATTTAGGACAGCAAGAAATTGAAGCAAGTGCAAAGCTTCGTATTGAGAAATCAGAAGAAGAAGAAGAGAATAGGCAAGGAATAAAAACACCAGGTGTTGCAGGGCCTGAAGCAACTGTTAAAACATTACAACAAACAAATGAAACAATAGAGAAATCTACAGCTGAAGTTACTATAAAAGATGAAACCGGTCGTGCGCAAGTTACAAAACAGACAGGATCGCCCGATTCTTTTAAATTGGATCTTCCACCTGCATGGAGTTTTTAAATGATTGAAATGTATGAAACGCTTTCGGGTGGTGATTATGCCCTTAATGATGAAGGTATATTACTTGACAATAGTTTGAAAACAATATGTTATATATCACTATTTGGTGGGAATCTTGAGGGCAGTACTGAAGTTGATAGAAAACCAAGAGGGGCATTATATCTTGATTATTGGGGTAATGTTGATTATTTGAATGATGAAACACAGCAATTTAATAGCGAATTTGAAAAGATGCTTGCACATACAGCAATTAATTCTGGAAATCTAATTGAATTTGAAAGTGCTGCTGAAGTGGATCTTCAATTTTTAGTTCAACAGCAGTTGGTAGAATCAGTCAGTGCTGAAGCAAGTATTTTGAATCCCGGTGAATTGAAAATTGATATCGTCATAAAACAGCCTTCACAGACTGAGCCAGAAACCTTTTCTTTTTTATGGAAAGAAACACTTCAGAGATTGAGTTTTTAAATGTTTGAAACGGTAAAGATAATAATCGATAGGTTGTATAATAATATAATTGGATACATTAAAGGTATTGATTATTCAAGACAAACATTGCCAGGAGTAAAGAATCCTGAAAGGATACATTCACTTGCGGTTGCACCTGAATATTCACTAGTAAATGAATTTGCTTTGCAAGTATCGGGACAATTACCACCAACTACTGCTGAAAGTATACGTACTTCAGATATTGGCAGTCTCGAAGAATGGGGTGAATTAATACTTGGTAGAACGCTTGCTGTTGATGAAGATCCAGAAGATTATAGAGCAGAAATTCTTGCAGCATGGAGACCAATTGCTAGAGGTGGAAATAGAGAAGATCTGCTTTTTTGGAGTCTCCAAATTGCAGGCATTAGAAGAGTTTATCCTTATGTTGGATCCAGAGATGTTAATGAAATAAATGTTGATGATATTGAAGGCAGGCTTGACGGTGCATTTCTATATGTAAGAAATACAGCAGGAAATGGTATACCTACCGGGATACAAATGGATTTAGTTAAACAATTGATTGACCAAGAAGCAACAATATCTTCATCAAAAATAAATGTTGTACCAATAATATTAAGATCCTATGATTTTGAATTTGATATTGAACCAAGCGTTCTTGGTGGTTCTTCTTCAGAAGGTGAAGTTCAAGCAAAAATACTTGATATTACCTATGGTATTTTGAATGATACTGAACCTTATATAAAATATGTTGATTCAATAAGAAGAGATTTTGTTATTGCAGGTCAATATCTGCAACAAATCAAAAATGTTATAACGAAACCACCATATAGATATACTATTAATGATTTAATTATAAAATATCTTGGCACAGAAATAATTGTGGATCAATTGCCACAAGGCAATATACCCATTTTAGGAAGTTATAATTTTGTTTAAATCGTTCGCAAATTTGACACAGGAAATATTTGATGGAATAGTTCTAGCTGTTCAAGCTTTTTTCCCATCGTACAATCCTGATTTCAATAAAAAAACTGTTGAAAAAGCAATTGCAGAATCTCATGCAAAAGAATTGTGGAATGCTGGTATATTTAGGAAGGAAACCATTTGTTGAAGGTCGTGGTGAATATAGGGTGCAATTTGAAGGTACTGGTGGAATATATGAAGCTGGAAATAGTTTTATAAATACAAATACAGGTTTTAGTTACACATTAAAAGAGCGTGTTGTTGTTAATGAGGGTTCAGATACTGATCGGGTAAATTTTTCAAGCATATTAAATTTTAATGCAACAAATGCAAGATTTACCAGTAGTAGTGAAACTGGAGTATCAGAAGGTGTTGTAATTTCAGACATTGGTGGAATTCCAGCAGCGTTGAAACCGGGTGATTTAATTAGTTCTACGCAAATCCTTGCTGGTATTGATAATCCTTCATTAATAACTGAAGTTGTTGTTGAACCAACAGAATCAGAATCTATAACTGAATATAAAGAAGATGTTCTTCAGGCTTATAGAATCCCTCCCAGGGGAGGTGCCAGAGGTGATTATGTTCTTTGGTCTGAAGAGGTCAGTGGTGTTAAAAGAGTTTATCCTTATGCTGGTGATAATGATGATCTTCTTGGTTCTGCATGGATTGTTATTGAAAGTACTATTGGTGATGGTATAGCCAGTCCTGAATTAATTGATGCGGTAATAAGGAAAATTGATAGTAAGATACCACTTTCAGATTGTGGCAGAATAATATTCTTTCAACTGTAGAAAATTATTTTAAATCAATAAAGCCTTTTGTTGATGGTGTTGATCGAAGTACTGCAAAAAATGATACATTAAGACGTGTTGAACTCGTTTCTGTCATTTTTGATGCAGTGGCAATTTATGGCGGTGTTATAAGTGATGCATATTGGAATATATCTGAAAGAGAAAGAGAAGTTGAACAAAATGAAATTTTTAGAGTGAGTAATATAATTTATATTTAATAAATAATAATTAATAATTATAAATTGAGTTTAAAATGTCGCTTGGCCAATTAACTTTAAAAAATGTATATGCTTTAGAGCCTTATAATGGTGTCCGGATGGATACCACTATTGGAAGAAAACTATTATTTGCAGGTCGTGAAAATGGTGGATTAGATTCATATAAATATACAAATGAAGCAGATTTAATATTGGCAGATTCCAAACCGATAAGTAATATATCAGGTAGAATGCCAGGTCTTGATATAATAAATAAAGTTGTTATGATACCGAACATAAACAATCCATTAGGACTTTGCGGTGTTTATTCGAATAGTTATGATGATAATGGTTTGCTTACTTTTAGACCTCCAGAAGTTAATCCTGGTAGTTTTGGTGCCTATGATGTTGCGCTTGTTCAAGGAATTCCAAATTTAGCAATTATAGCTGGATTTGTAGATTGTAGAACAATTGAATATAATTCAACTGGATTTTTTGTAAATGGATATTTAGATACCGTTGCATCTCCATATGAAATACGTGGTGTTGTTACTGATATGACACCGGGTAGAGATTTAGTATTTTTGGCTTTGCAAATTGGTACTGTAATGGTATTTAAATTAAATCCTGCTACTGGAGTATTGACATATGTTACAAGTGATAATCGTGGTGCCCTGTCAGGACAGGCAGTAAATGTTGATAGATCAAGAAGTTTATTATTCTTTTGTGCTGAAGATCGAACGGATGTATATAAATATCCTGATTCTGGTATGATTGTTCATTCACATGAGCAACCAGCTTTTGATTTAAGTGAAGATATACATTTGGATATAGAATCACAAGTTGCAATTGTGGGTGATTACGGCATATATACATACACATATGATGATAATGGTGTCATGAGTGGTCCTATCAGTTCATTTCCATTATCTGGTGGCGGCAAAGGAATTGCACTAGATTCAGAATTTGGTGTAGTTGTTGAAGGTTCTGGTGATAATGGAATCAGAACTTTTTTATATGAAGGAAAACCACCACCAATCCCTGTATCAATTTCAATTAATCATTATAGTTCAATAATAGCCAGATTGCCAACTGGCCGTGCATGGCGTGGTCAGATTATGAGAGCTATTTTAAAAGTAATTGCTGATAAAATCCAGGGAATAACAGATGAATTAATTATCATTTCAAAAATAAAATTTCTATTATTCGGTGAAGAGATTGATGAAACAGTTCGTTTAAATGATGAATTGTATACATTATTTTCAACATATGCCATGCTTGGTCCACAAACATCTTTAACGGGAAAGCTTGTCATATGGGAATTTATTCTTGATTTGCTTGGTGTTGGTACTATTGATGATAGAATCAAAGCAATTATTTCTGCGCTTATTAATGCAGGTAAAATATCACTTATTGCTTTGGAAAAAGCACTTCAGGATAGTGGTTATGATGTTTATGTGCATCGTAATACAAGTACTGAATTAGTATCAGGAAATAAAATTACTTTTAGTGATACAATAAATTTTAAGGGAATTATTGGTGGTTCTGGCAAAGAAGTTCGTTTTGTTTCTGAAGAAGGTATAATTGATCCAGATATTCCAGATACTGAATTGTGTGTTAATTTTACAGATTCCGATAAGGATGAATTGAAATATAGAACAAAATTATCTTCAGATCCTAGAAAATGGGAATATACATTTTTTATTGGTGGTGAAATCAAGCTTGATAGGGCAAATGTTGAGCTTTCAAGAAAAGCAGCATTCAGGGAATTAATTTTGGAAACTAAGCCTATGGGAATGTGGGCTGTACTTTTAATTGACTATATTTAAGGAGGTTTAAAATGTTTAATTATCTCACAGCTGGTCCTGGTGGTGGTCCTCTTCCCAGATTAGATTCTGGTGCTTCACCAACTGATTACCCTTATGGAAAATGTAAAAATGATGATCCGGCAGGTAGTGGAAATGGAACACCGATACAGATAGAAACGCTCGGTGATACAATGCAAGCATTATATGCCTGTTTAGTTAATGCCGGTGTTGTACCAAATGGTGTTGATGAAAATGTAAATAATTCAGATTTTATAAGAGCATTAAGAAATATGTTTTTCAGCGTTGGTGATTTAAAATTTCATTATGGTGATAGTTCGCCTTCTACAAACTGGCTTGTCTGTGATGGTTCTGCATTCAATCCTGTGGATTATCCTGAATTAAGTGTTTTTCTCGGTGGATCCACATTGCCTGATTTTCGTGGTAGGGTTGTTGTTGGAAAAGATTCTTCAGATGTAGATTTTGATACAATGGCGGTGGTGATGGTGCTGGTGTCATGCCACGTGCATCTAATGATATCGAAGTAAATCAGGGCGCTACCTTAGCAAAGGGTGATGGGGATGCACATAATAATTTACAGCCTTATAAAGTTGTACTCGTTTTAATAAAAGCAAAATAGGAATAATAATGAGAACACTTGACGGTCAAAGTATACCAAATATCGATCCTCCAAGCACTGATTATCCACATGGCAGGGCAAAAAATAGTGATCCTCCAAGTGCAAGGAATGGTACTCCTATTCAGGAAGAAAACCTTCTTACTGATATACCATATGCATTATTAGCGGTAATGAAACAAGCATCTATAATACCAAATGAATTGCCGGAAAACATTAATAGTTCTCAATTTTTAGATGCTATACTTGCATTAATCGGTATTACAGATAAGGTAATAGTCGATGCACCAGATCTTGATATTACTAAAGTAAATCTTCTTTGTAGATATGATACTGGATTAAGTAATGATGATTTCAATAATTGGGTAGGTATTTGTGAATCAGAAGGAAAATTGACCGTAAAAGGCATTGCTAAATTAAAAATCAGAAATAGGACTGGTATTCCAGTAGTTGCACCAAAAGGAACAAATGTTTTTGCCGGTGATATGGGTTTTTACGGTGCTGGATATATTCAGAACACTCTTAATGATAATGGTGATCTGTTTGATTCACATAATATTGTTGGTGAACTTGCGGAAGATTTCAATTTTACAGATACAGTATCTTATTTCTTGGTCGATGTTGTGATCAAGGGAAAGCCCATGGTTGACAGTAATAATTTCTGGATTGAAGATTTGACTGAACAAACCGTTACACCGACACAACCAGGGATTGCAATATCACAGATATCTTCTCAATGGGATATTACATATATAAAGGACCATCCAAGATTTGTATTTTCGGCTGATATGGTATTTTTTGAAAACATATCAACTGGTGAAGCCAATTTGTGGAAAAATGCTGCAATTAATAATCTTATGCAAATTGTTTCTACAAATGGTGAAGGGGCTTTTACGCTTTACATTTCTGACACTGGAGTTTTTACAATTAGTTTTTATACTCCTTCTGGTGGGCCGGGAAGTCTTTTGGTATTGGATAGATTCTGGCAATTTAATAAACAGGGTTTTATATTGTCAAGCGCTTCTTTGATTTTAGGCAAAAGTGATATTGCCGTTAATGATGGTGAAATCTGGTATGATTCAGTGGGCGGGAAATTGAAGGGCCGTGAAAATGGTGTGACCGGTGATTTGATTACAGCAGATTCATTATGGACAGAAGATGCTACCGAACAAACTGTTACACCTGTTCAACCAGGTATTGCGCTTGAACAAATATCTTCTCAATGGGATCCACCTGAAATAAAAGATTTTAATAGAATTGTCTTTAAAGAAAATGTTGTCAAATATTATAACAATACAGCTGATGAATTGAGAGAGTTCATAAATGCAGCATATAATAATCTTGGACAATTGGTGTCAACAAATGGTCTGGATGCAAGTGTTATAATAAAAAATCCATATCAAATTACAATAATATTTTATTCACCAACTGGTGGTCCTGGTGATCTATTGACACTTGATCATTTTTGGCAATTTGATCATAATGGACTATTAAATACTACTGCTGCAATCAGACTCGGTGATCATGGATTATCAATAATAGATGGTGACATTTGGAAAGATGCAGGTGATTCAAATAAAATGAAAAGCCGTGAAAATGGCGTTTCATATGCAATTAATAATCACAATAGTAAAAATGGAATTCAAGGTGGTGGAGCTGGAGAAAGATATCATTTAACGCTTGCGCAATATAATGCTGCAATTCGTTGGATTTATCTTGCTGAAAGTGTTGGTGTTTATCCTGAAAATGTATATCTCAATGAAAATTGGCTTGGTGTTGGTGATTTTGTTCAAAATAATTGGGATGTTCTTGATATTGGAATAGAAATAGGATTCAGACATGGTATAGTCGATCAACTTTCAAAATTAATAAATACCTCTCAACTCTATACAAATAGTTCTGATGAATATCGTAGATCTCAGGGAAGCGGTGATTATTTTGGATGGTCCGTTGAATATGATGGATCTTCAGGCACATACACAATAAAAAGAAGTGATGATTCTGAATCAGTTGCTGATACTCTTTTTACCATGTTGGATCTTCTTGTTCTAAATAGAAATATACTTCAAATACTTGGTTCATTAATTGTTGGTGATCGAGTAAGTGGAACACGTCAAAATGGTGAAATTTGGTATGATACTGGAACCAATAAACTTAGAGGTCGTGAGAATGGTGTCGATAGTGATTTAATTGATGGTGGTGGTGGTATTGATCAATATGGTTTTGATGTTGAAAATAATAGCAGCCAGGTAATTGCCGGATCTTCTGATGTTAAAGTTCTTTTTCAAACAGAAAATCTTGATGAAGGTGGAAACTGGAGTACTGGAAGTTCCACATATACTAATGGTTCGACTGATGCATACATTGATGTTCATGCAAGGGTTGAAGTCACAGTTTCGTGGGGTGGTATATTTTCATTAAAAATAAGACATAATGGAACAACAAAAGCAGGTCAAACTGTTGATTTTGAAAATGCGGCAACAGGATTTATTAGTGTTTCAATGGCAATAAAACTTGGAAGTGGTGATACTTTAGAAGTTTATTGTCAGAATCTAACAGGTTTTAATGCAACTATACAAAATCAAGAGGAAACAAGGTTTTCAGGTAAAAAAATAAATGATACTTAAGGATTAAAAATGAATATTAACAGAAATAAAATTTATGAAGGATTAATACAATCCGGGTTGAAACATTTATTAACCTTGAAATTAAATTTTAATAATGCCATTTCTATTATGAAGCTTTTAGATCATATGGATAAAATGGTAAAATGGTTTAAAACACCATTTTATTTACAAATTACAAAATATGGTGGAGCAATTGTCAAGAATGCAGAAAAACCACCATATTATACCTTTCAAAATCCTACTGATAAAATCGCTTTTGAATCTTCATTTCATCAATATATCAACCAAGATGAAAAACTTGATGAATTTAATATTATCGATGTTGAAATTAGTAATGAAGATTATAATAATCTTCCAAAAGATCTTGAAGTAAATTTGTCTGGAATTGTTAATATAATTGTAATATAGGGGTAATAATGAGAACTTTAACTGGACAGGGTGTTCCAAATATAGATCCTCCTGATGCATCATATCCATATGGAAGAGCCAGAAACAGTGATCCACCAAGTGCAAGAAATGGAACACCATTACTTGAAACAAATTTAATGACGGATTGCGGATATGCAATGCTTGCAGTTATGAAAGAAGCGGGAATTGTTCCCAATGAATCAGCGGAAAATATAGATGTATCACAATTTAAAACAGCACTTCTTTCATTGATTGGTACTGTTCCAACTCCTAATAAAGTTATAATTGATGCACCTGATCTTGACGTTTCTAATTTAAATCTTTTGTGTCGTTATTCATATGGTTTAAGCAGCAATGATTATAATACATGGCTTGGAGTAAGTGAAGCCATTGGCAAACTGACTGTTCAAGGAATAGTTACATTAAAAGTTAGAAATAGAACAGCCGGTCCTGTCGTTGCAACAAAGGGAACGAGTATTTATGCTGGTGATTCCAGTTTTTTTAGTGCTGGATTTATTACAGTGGATTTGAATAATAATACTGATTTATTAAATACTAAAAATGTAGTCGGTGAGCTTGCTGAAGATTTTAATTTTACAGATACCACAACATACTTTCTTGTTGATGTGATTATTAAAGGCAAGCCAATGGTAGATGCCTTTAATTTTTGGGGGGAAGATATTATTGCACAGACTGTTACACCAACACAACCTGGTATTACAGTATTTCCGATATCTTCAGAATGGGATCCTAATTATATAAAAGATCTTCCAAGAATTGTATTCTCTCCGAACATTGTTTTTTATGAAAATCCAACTACTGGTGATTATAATTTTTGGAAAAATGCAGCAATTAATAATCTCATGCAAATTGTTTCTACAAATGGCGAAAATGCCTTTACCTTAAATGTCGCTGCTAGTGGTTCATTTACCATAAGTTTTTATACACCGGCAGCCGGTCCTGGCAGTTTGTTGATATTAGATAAATTTTGGCAATTTAATTTATTAGGTTATTTAACTTCAGGCGGTTCAATAATATTAGGTGAAAGTGATGTTGCCACAAACGATGGTGAAATCTGGTATGATTCTGCTGAAGATAAATTAAAAGGTAAAGAAAATGGTATTATTGATAATCTTATTGGCCATGAACAAGGATGTATATATACAAGAGACAATGCAACTGTAACAACCATTTCTGGAATAGGAGAAGGAAATAAAAAGAAATTTGACTATTTTGATCAATTGGGGCCTAATACTAGTAAAATAATTCCTTCAATTCCTAATCAAGATATCGAAATTGTTGAAGATGGTATATATGAAATAATATTATCAATAACACCTGATTCTGTTGGTGGACCAGCTGCTGCATACGGTTTTGGTATCTATAGTTCAAGTGGCACAGTCTCACATGATATGTTACATGCACATAGAAATATGGCCGGGGGTGGTGGTGAATTCGGTTCTGTAAGTATATCGGGTCAAGATTCGTTAACAGCCGGTACAAAGCTTGAATTATATGTATGGAATGATACCAATACACAGGATATTATATTGGCCGATGTCACATTTTCAGTTAAAAAATTAAGAAATTAAGAGGGAAATTTGTGCATATATCAATGGGAACTTTCATAGGTCTTATACTGGCTTCAGGTGGATTTTGTACTGCTTTGGTTGTCGTAGGTGTTTATATTGGTAGTTTCAAAAGCAAATTTGTTTCACAATCTGATTATGCAATCCAAAATCAAATTATTTTAAATAAATTGGAAGATATGAATCAAAATATCACTGATTTAAAAATTGAATTCACTAAAATTCAAGCTATTGAAAAATGAGGAAAAGGTGTGAAGCCTAGTATTGTAAAAGCTATAAAATCAGCAATTAAAAATGGTTTAAAAAGATTGCTTGTTGAAGTACTGCTGGATGATTCACAAGAACATACAGTATTTACAATGCCTGGAATTGAAACTATACCATTAAAAGATGAAAAATGTTTATTAATACCTCTAGATAAAACAGGAAAAGCTGTTGTTTTGGGTGTGCAATTAAAAACAGATATCAAAGATGGTGAAATAAAGATTAATGGAAGAAGTGAGACTGGTATTATAAAAGGATCTTTATATATAAAAAATGACGGACAAATTGAAATACAATAATTCCAATGCCAGATATCGTAATTAGTTCAAAGGTGAAGGTTGAATAATGAGTTGGCAAGACAGAATTAGAGATTCAAAAATTGTTACTGGAAATGGTCAGGAATTTGCAATAGAATTAAAGGATATTCCTAAATCCCGGACCGATAGAGCCGTTATTTTCACTTTTTCTGAATTTTCTGGTGATTATGTGCAAAAATTAAGCGCTGGTGGTGATTCCTTTTCTTTTCCCTTATGGTTTAGCGGTTCCGATCATGATCAGGTTGCAACACAATTTGAAGAAGCCACAAAAGATATAAGGCCAGTATTATTTTATCATCCATTATACAAAAAACCATTCAGATGTGCTGTATTGTCTTTGCGTAGAAATGATAATCTTGTTAGTGGTGCAAATGAAACTGCATTTAATATATCGATGCATGAGACAATTGCAGGAAGAAGGCCGGAAAATACTGAAAATTCCATTGTAAAAGTAGATAATATTTCAACAAATGCCACAGAAGATGCTGCTGATAATTTTGTTGATGTTATTGAAATAAAAAATGTTTCTCAAACCGGGCTGGCCGGACAGGAAACTTTAGTACCATTCGGTGTTGATGACAGTATATTTCCAATTTCAGAAACAAAAAATGAATTAAATACCATAACTGAAAAGGTAGCCACTGCAATTAATACATTTTATGGTACTTCTACAGATTTCCTTGCAGAAGCCGAAAGCATACGTTTTTCAGCCCTTAGTTTAATATCGACAATAGATAGTACCCCTAAATCTGCAGCCCTGGTAATGCGTGGTTATGTTGGTTTGGTAGGGAAAACAACAACCGATCAAGAAAAATTAACACCAAAATCAAAAGTTGAATATTATAAATCACTTAAGGAAGATTTAATTATAAAGGATATCACAAATTATGAACTAATATTTCCAGCAATTATCATTGGAATATGCCAGGGATCCATAGTTTCAAAAATTGATGATTTTAGCACCAGACAGGAAGTTTTTGATATAATAGATACTATTTATGAATGGTCAGTAGAATTCTTTGCTCAAATAGATTCTGTTATTCTTGCAGATGAATTGAATTCCTATGAACCAGATTTAGACGCAATTAAGCAAATGTTATCTATTGTAGCAATTACTTCTAATAAGCTGGAGGAATTAATATTTCAATTAAAGCAGGAAAGAACTGTTACTGTTAATAAAATTAGTGATTTATATTCTTTAGTCTATGAATTATTAGGTGCAACAAACATTGATGATTTGCAGCAAAAAGTTGAAGATTTTATGTTGATAAATAAAATCAGAGGAATTAAAATATTTCAGGTACAACCAGGAACAGAATTGATTTATTACACATAATGAAACAGCATACAGTTAAAAAGGGTGATACCCTTGGATCAATTGCGGGTTTGTACTATTCAAACCCTTCTTTATATTTAAAGATATATAAAGCGAATCCGTTTTTAAATGGTCGTACAAGTGGTGATCTTGCAAATGAAGATCTTGTTTATCCTGGTGAAATACTCATAATTCCAGATGTTGGGACACAACCATCAACAGAAATTTTAACTGAAACAGGTGATATTCAAATTGAAATCAATGGTGAAATATTCCGTGCCTGGTCAGGAATAACCATAGATTTGAATCTGGATCAAATTGCCGATAGTTTTTCAATTGCGGTTTCATATAATAATGTGGAGCCATATAAGGATGTTTTAAAACGATTCAAATATCAATCAACCAGAATATTTTTCCAGGAAAAAAAGATTTTAACTGGTGTAATTCCAATTATTGAAATTACTTCAGGTGATGATTCAACTTCGATTGTTGCAAAGGGATATTCAAAAACCGGTGTTTTGGGTGAATGTAATCTTCCACCTAATCAATATCCAAGAAAATTTGATGGTCTTTCGTTCAAACAGATTGCTTCACAGCTTTGTAATCCTTTTGGAATTGATGTGAAAGTCACAAATGCAGCACAGGAACAAGCTAATATTATATATGATGAAATTTCAATTGCTGAAACAGAATTTATTGGTTCTTTTCTTGTTAAAATGGCAAAAGATCGCAGCATTATATTGTCAAATACAGCTGATGGTGATCTTTTGATAAATCGGCTTGTAAAAGGTTCTGAAGAAGTTCTTACAATTGATAAGCCTGAAAATCCTGAAAGGAAAAATAGTGCCGTTTATGATGGAACAAAGCTTTATAGTGATTATTTCTTCAAAGCAAAACGAAGGAAATAAAATTGAAAATGAAGCAAAAAAGGCCCTTGCAGATGCTCAAATCATATCTTCTTCGATTCCTTCCTGGCTTGATGATAATGATAATATCTTAAAACCTGGCAATGTATTTACCATAAAAGATCCTTCACTTCAAATTGAAAGCAGTGAAAGGCATGTGATAAGGTCTGTAAAACTTACCACAGCAACAAGTGGTGGAAGGCAGGCTTCATTTACAGGTGTTCTTGAAGCTGCTGTGGTGCCGGTATAATGGCTGATACGATAATATTAGATACTGATGATTATAAAAAAGCAATGGATTGGTATTCTGTCACGGCACCTAAAAAATTAATTCCTGCTGCTGTCCGTGGTTATATCAATGATATAGCGTTTGAAATCAAAGATACCAGCAAAGATACAATGAATAAAGTCTTTGATTATAAAAGTGCAAGGACCAGAAAATATATTGAATCGCAGCAAGACAGGAAGAGGGTGGAGAATTAAAGCAAATTAAAAGCAGGGGTGCTGGATTTAGAACACAGCTTCTTGTTCCAGCAAGAGGTCAGGATCCTAAAAAGACAATTAGATTTAGAAAGGCCGGGCTGGTAAGGGGGAGCAAAAAGATTACAAATCCAAAAAGAAGAATGGCTGCTGCTCTAAAGGTTGCAAGAACATTAAAGAAAAGATTTGCTTCAACACCTTATGGTATTTATAAAGTTCTTAAAAATAAGGCTTTTCCCGTCAGAACTTATAAGCCGGAAAAATCAATTGTTACTAAAGCCAGGCCATGGCTGAAACCGGCTAGCTTATTATCAATGAGAAAAAAAGATAGATTGTTTAAAAAGAATCTTAATAGACAATTAAAAAAGCATAAGCTTAAATAATATTTGTCAATTCCATTACGAATTTCGTAAAATACAATTCCCTATAAAAATCAATTAGTTAACCCAATTTTGATATCGGGCCCCAGCTGCGCTGCGTGTTAAAACATTGCATTTTTCGTAATTTGATCAATTAAAGAATATTAGTTTTAAATTAATAATTAATAATTATTATCTTGCATTTTATTTAAAATTGTGATATATTTAAAATACCACAAACAAGGAGTTATATGCAAAATTTAAATCTTTCAAAAGAAGCTATTGATTTTCTTATTGATTTTGCCCTTCAAATTGAGATACAAGACAATAGAGCTACTGCCAATCCTTATTATTATCAAGTGCGATGTATTAAAGAACTTCCTGCACCAAAAGACTATACAGATGAAAATGTTTATTTTGTCTATCAGGACAATGAAACCTGGAATGAAAAGGATTTAAAAGAATGGTGCCAGAAAGAAGGGAATGATTTTGATGGATTTGTTTCAGAGCATTGTGAAGTTTATTCAAAACAAGAAGTGAATGAAGATGAAAATATATTCTTTACAAAAAAGGATTATGATCAGCATATGGAATTGAATGGTCATAATTATAGATATTATAAAAAAGCCTATTCCTACATTAAATATGCTAATAGAAATCCAGAAATTAAAATGCTTCTCGAAACTATTTTGGAAATTGCAAAGCAATTGAAAGAAGAAAAATCATTTTGGGTGCCAATTACAGATGAAACAAAATTTGAATATGATAAATATTATTTATTCGGTCAAAAAAATAATGGTAATTGGATTTTTGATAAATTTCATATTAGCTACAGTCGTAAAGATAATGATATATTAATCAATAGTTGTTATATTAAGAAATTTATTGAAATAGCAGGTTGGACACACTATGCACCAACTATGAAATTCTAATAAAATAAATTTGGAAATAATATGAAAAAATATGAATGTGATTGTGGCCGGATTTTCACAGATCCTGATGGACCAATCATGTGTGCTGATTCCAATCATGGTAAACCAAAAAAGATTAAATATATTGGACATGGATTCATGTTTTTTAAATGTTCTAAATGTAATCAACCTGTTGATCAACCTTGTTGTCTATCTATTGTTCCAAGATTAAAATGTATTGATGTGCAATCTAATTGTACTTTATCTGATTGTGGTGCCAATTGGATAGAAATTAATTATCAAGAAGCTTTTACTTTATTGGGAATCATAAATGAATAAATGCCAAAAATGGATGGTCGTAGGGCAAGCACTTAATGTGGGCGGTCCATGGACCATCTAGGCTTTTTTAATAATAAAAATGAAACAAAAAATGCTGAATTTCAAGTTGATTTTAGTGAATATGTTAGTATGATATTATATCTTCAATACCTGAAGAAGAAATGGTTGATAATTCAAAATTGCCTGAATTAAAATCGATTCTCGAATTTATAAAACCTATAACGCATGAAAAATATTGGACAATTGTTAGGGTAAAAATAAAACTTGTTTATACATTTATTAAACAAAGGATCAATATATAATTTAGAATATTATGGCCGGTACAAAACAGAAACCCTGCAAATTGTGTAAATATGATAGCATGAAAATCGAAATGGATCTTCCTTTGGATCCATGTTATAGGTGTATAGACGCCAATGAATGGATTCCACTATATGATGAAAATGAAATTGCGGAAATGAAAAAAACAATTATTGGTTTAAAAATTGATAATGATAACATGAAATATTTATTAAATAGAAATAATATTGGTATTTTTGGAAAAAATAGATTTTATGGTTTTGATAATGGCTGTTTATATTGTGTAATATATAAAATAGCTGAAAAGGATCACTATTGTAAGCGTGGTAAAGAATATGGATATATAAAATGTGGAATAACTAATTCAAAAGGTGGATTTTATGCAAATGGGAATTGATTTGATATATACAGAGCGTAGAAGACAAATTGATGAAGAGGGGTGGACCGCTGAAAAAGATGATCGTTATAATGATGGATCCTTGTCGCTTGCTGCAATTTGTTTTGCAACTCCATTTCGAATTTATATAAAAGATGAATTGGCTAATGGTCCGGTTTTTTTCGATCCTTGGCCGTGGGATCAGCAATTTGATAAACGGTTTGATTATGGTGAAAGACGCTATAATCCAGGCAATTCTGTTCCAGATCCTTCTTCTTATTCTCCAGAAGAAAGATTGGATTTATTGGTTAAATCTGGTGCTCTAATTGCTGCTGAAATTGATTTATTTTCCAGTAGAAATAAAGAAATAGCAGCACAATATTTTGAGAATATAAAAAAATCATTTAAACAAGATAATCCCTGGTGTAATTCATGCAAAGAGGAGCATTGTTGTGTGGATCCTGATGGTACATGTGAAATGATAACAGTTTATTTAGAAGCTAAAAATTCAGAAGAATAATTAATTTTATAAGAAAGGGAATATTGTGGATAAATCTCATGAAATAACTGTCAAAATGTTAGGTCAATTTGGTTATATACAATCTATGATAGGTTTATCATATAATAAGGACCAATCACCAGATCATATGCGAAAAGTTGCTCTTAATTTATGCACAAAAGATGGTGGACATAATAAATTTTTAGAACATATATATATATGGATTGAAGTTAGGGCTCCTCGTTATTGGTGGCAAGAAGCCGATACATTCAGATTGTCAAGTAAAA